CAGATAAATCACCATCCTCTACATCTGTAGCGGTAGCACCATGCTCTGAATAGGTACCGCCTACAGTAAGAATTATAGTAGCGCTACCAGTCAAAGTAATTACTGGTATATTAACAGATACTACATTGCCATCTACCAGGTTAAGATATTCCTCTAAATCTGTATAACCATCAGAATCTAAATCACCTGCGCCATCTCTTGTTAAATTTCCAAAAGTTGTATTTTCCCATTCGTCTGGCATACCATCGTTATCGGTATCATATCCTACTGGTCTGGTTTCTGTATTTAAAGTTGGAGTAGGATAAGGTCTATCAGTAATAGCAGAATAAGTGTTAGTGTTTATTTCATTTAACCAACTTGTGTCGTAAGTATCTCTATTTATAGACACTGTACCATCTGCGTTTAATGACTTATAAGCACCTGCATCATTTGCTACATTAGACTTAACGTCATCTGCTGTAAGCAAACTAAAAGACTGACCTAATAAATTAAACTGCGTTAAGCTTTGATAATCTGTAGTTAATTGATCGCCTCTTACAACGTTACCATAAGGTGTTGAGGCAGGTAAAAACCATCTCCACATAAGCCAGTTATCTGCGTTCATTTCAGCGACCGTACTTGTCATTGAGTATTCTGGTCTTGTATCTACTCCGAAAGGATTTGATATTTTATTACCGCTTGTATAAATAGTAGGTGTAGAACTTGCACTATAAGAGTGCATATTGAAGTTTTCATCATGTATCGATACTCCGTAATCATAATAGTTATTAATGTGGTTTAATTGATAACTACCATTACCTCTAACCAATCTTTTTTCTGCGTTCCAAGAAAGGTTATTGATTATGTCAATTCTACCATCTAAAGCTACGTTAGGGTATCTTTGCTCGTTGTTATGGAATACGTTTTGAATGTAACTAATTTTATCAATGAAATCCATAAAATTGTTAGAACCATCACCTACAATACCGCCACCACTCTCATTAACTCCAAAAAAAGTATGTTGAACTGTTAGACTATCTGTTGTTATTGATGTATCGCTACCAACTGTCATGCCCTCATCATTTCCAAATGATATACTTAAATGGTCTGCTATTACATTGGTAGCATAATAAAGATTGAAAGAATCTGAACTTGAACTTGCGCCTCTAAATCTAAGGTATCTAATAATAATATTATCACCTTTTAATATAACTGTTGAGCCTGTAAAAGTTATACCCTCTCCAGGAGCTGTTTGACCTGCTATCGTAACGTTGTTAATAGTGGTGTCTATTCCGCTTGTTAAATTAATAACACCACTTACATCAAAAACAATGGTTCTATTATCACCTAAAGCATCCCTAAAACTACCTGCACCACTATTATTTAGATTTGTAACATGTACTACTGTTTGCCCTCTACCACCTACTGAGTAAGCGCCAGCACCTTTAGCAGTAGGAAATGCTAATTGTTGAGCGTTTAAGCAAAACGTTAATAAAAGAAATACTATTAAAAAAAATCTATTCATTTTAATTAAGTTTAACAACACTAACATTATCAATCGTAAATGAACCCCCACCACCTGAGTTAGAACCTCTAATACTTATAAGATCTGCATTACCTTCTGTGGTTGTAAGAGTGTGTGTAAATGTATAAGTTCCATCACCTCTAATAGCTGTAGGTACTAATGTTTCTCCAGAACCACCGCCGTATTGGAATCTAAATCTTGATGCGCCACTACTATTTGAAACATCTAAACTTATTTCTATTTCGTCACCGCTTACTATATTTTCACTCAAAGTAAATACAAAATGATCCTCACCACTTCCATTATAATTTGCAACACCGCCTGTTACAGTCCATGTTGAAGGTACTGTTAAATTACTTGAATTGTCAAAAGTTCCGTTTAAGTTAATACCACAACAAGATGCAGGTGCTGTAAACACAGAACTTGTTAAGTTTCTCCAACTAAACCATTCATTTTCTATGTAGGATGCTATATTAACTGATTCATCGTTATTTTTAATAACATATTGATACTGATTAGCACTGTCGCTAGGAATTATTTTTATAGGAATGTCATTTGTAGCTCTTAAAGATGCTAAAATTAAATTACTGTCTGCTTTTGTAACATCAGGTATAGTTACCTCAATAGTATCTGCAATAGCGTTAGTAAAAATATGAGGTTTACTATCTAATAAATCAGCTTCTAAAAAAGTATATGTAGAATCTGTGACTATTACGGTGCTAATTTCATTACTTGGTATATCGCTTGTTAGTGCTAAAGTTCCAGAAGTGGCAGGTAAATTTAATCCAACATTTGCACTAATACCAGATACATTAAAAGTTGCTACATTACTACCATTACCAAGTCTAAAACCAGTAGCTTGTATAGAGCTATATAGTGATTCATTTGTAAATCCATCTTCAGCAAATATAACACCATCAACACCATAAGTTACAGAAAATCCTTCATCAGAATCATCAATAGTTAGGTTATTAGTTGCCCAAACCCAATCCGCAGTGCCATTAGTATAAAGATTGCCTGTATCAATCACATCTTGTAAATCACTACTAGAACCACCGCTTATATCTGATAAAGTTGCAATTGTATATGTGCCAAATGGTTTATTAGGTAAACTTAATGTATAGTTTGTTATTCCAGTTCCAAAGTTTAAAGTTCTTTCATTTCCTGAATCTTGAAAAACTAAATTTTGCTTAAATAATAAACCATCTTGAAAAGTCGAAGTGTTTTGAAATATTTTATTTCCAAAAATGCTTTGCCCTGTTGTTAAATCTACATAATCTGAGTTACTTGGTATTGAAGGTAAATTAGATAAACTATTATAATCACCATCAAAATTATTAAGGCTTTCTATTTTAGTGTATATGTCTTGTTTTGTTGGCACACTGTCATCAGTTGCCCATGAAACGCTGTAAGGGTCTAAATCCACTCTAACACCTAAGAAATTTGCTACTGATGAGCTAGCATTAACATTACCACCAATTGACAATCCTCCTGAAGATATTGTAATGCCATTTAACACACTTAAACCATTTGTAAAGGAGTTTATGCCTGTGTAAATATTCGTTCCGTCTAATGTTACAAAATTACTATTATCCGCACCTACATCAACCCATTCTGTGCCGTTGTAATATTTATAAACGTTTTCTGTTGTGTTGTAATATAACCATCCCTCTGTAGTTGTTACAGGGTCACTTGCTAACTGCGATACTATACCACTTCTAAAAGGTGTGGGTGTTTGAGAATAAGCCCAAATGCCTATAAACAAAAATACTATACTAATTATTTTTTTCATCGTTCTTATTTTGTGTTTCCTTAATTTTTGCATCTATTTTTTTTAACCTTAAATCTATTTTTTCTTTAAGGCTGTTTTTAATTTTATAATCCATTATCCTGTAACTGTTATTGTTGTACCTGCTACTAATACTGCATTAGGTAACGTTATAGTTAGGTTTAAAGGGTTATAAGTCCATCCTAAAACTAACCCTTTTTCTTCAAATACTAATACAGGGCTAAATGCTTCTGATGCACTCGCAAAAACAAAATCTGTTTGCCCTGATGTTGCGATAAAAGTTTTACTTTTCATTTCGTTATTTATTATTGATGACGAAGAACCGCCACGTAATACTATTTTACTATCAGAACTATAACTTGGCTTTAAATACCAACCGCTTAGCGTTCTGACGTTACGTGGGTCTATATCATAATCGTTATCTTGTGCGTTATCGTACTCGTCTATATCTACATCGCATAAATAATCCTCCAACCTTCTAATGTAAGCATCTGCTTTTGCTTTATTTGCTTTTTCAACATACTTTACATTGTCTATATCCGCACCGCCTTTATCATCTGGAGTGTTTTCGAATATGCCTGTATTTTGCGCTATAATTAACCCATCTCTTAAATACTCTGCAAATACACTATAACATAAAATAGGGACTATGTAATCATTATAAATAGTTAGATAATTACCACTTATTGAGGCATCACCAACATCGCTTACTATTTTATCATACAATTTAGTACCAAGTACAGGTTCTAATACTAATGCTTCCGCATCATCTACTAAGTGCATAAACTTATCAGGATCAACATTACCACCTAATGAAGTTCTTGTTTTTATTTGTTGTGATGTTACTAATGCCATATTAATTTGCTCTCCAATAGTTATTACTTGCTGATGCTGATTGCGCCACTTTTGGGTCGTTTGCCTCCCATTTAGCATTTTTTCTATCTTCTGGCTCTAGGTCTAATATCATTTTTTTAGCTTTATTAACACTAATTTTTTTATTGCCTTTTTTAAGATATATTACACGTTGCCACCAATGCCTACAGTTAACACCGCCTTTATATAAAAATATGTTATAAGTATCTGCCCCTCCTTTTCCAAAACCTGGATTAACAGCACCTGCATTTTCTAAATCCTCTGCCCTGTAAACTTTATTTTTTGCCATTATTTTTTTGCAAAATTCTCTTTGAGGAAATGGATTACCTGCATACCTATATCTTATTTTAAATAGGCTAGTGTCTTGATCACTTTGTTTTCTACTATCTCCAGATGGCGTAGATGCAAATTGAAACACCATGTTAAGCATATCTTCTTTTAAAGTTATTTCACCACATTTACGATCATCTAATAATTCCCATTCGTTATTATCTATATCCTCACCTTTTGCAAATAATGCTTCTAAATCTATATTTTCAGTGTCGTATTGTTCTGATAACTCAACCTCTTCTTCTAAATCATCTACAACATTATCTTCTACAGTTTCTTCTTCTTTTTCTTTACCGTAAGTTTCTCTTAATGGTAAAAACTCTAAATCTGTTTCTAATCCTGCTAATTCAAAAGCTGGTTTTAAAGCGTCTAAAAATTGTTCTTGTGTCGGGCTTATCTGATAGTCTTGTAACAACTTACTTGCGGTATCTAATTCATCGGCATTACTACCAAAACCTGTTGCACTTGACATACCAAATAATAACGGACTTGTTACGCCATGAGTGGTTAATATTTGATACTTAGCATCATCTCTTAACGATTCCCATTGATTATGAGCATCATTTACGTCTAAAGCATGTACTGTTACCTCTGCCTCTTTACCATCGTTAAAACTTAGTACAAATTGCCCTGCGTTACTACTACCTGTTAATTTGTCTTTTATTCTGCGCTCTATTTCATCACGCATTTCTTCATTTATATTACCACCGTTGTTAAAGTTGATGACATAACCAAAAGATAAACCGTTTTTAATATGGTTAATACTAAAATTAGATATTTCTTCTTCTATTTCTGCATATTGCAAGCCAGCCATGTAATTAGGGTAACTGTAATAAAAATTACCTGCTTGATATGGTTTGTAAACAAGTATCATTTCTTTTTCTGTCATTTTACCCATAAATACAGGTAACTTTATCGGCTTATACTTGTGTTTGTTGCTCCAATCATAAGAATAATAAACGTTGTTTATAACGCCCTTATCATCGGCTTTTTCCATTCCTAGTTTGTTAACAGGAAAATGTTTTATTTTGCCTACTCTACCACCTACATTACGCACTAACTTAACTGCAAACATACCAAACATTTTACAGTCTGCTAATGTATTACGCTGTGCATCTTTACTCATTACCTCATTTAGTTCGTCGTACAAATCTGTTTGCCCTTTTTGAACTATACCACGCCCATAATACAATTTACTGTAAACATTTATAATAGCGTTATTAGTTGGGCTTCCGTACATTCTATCTAATACATATTGAAAAAAGCTATTATCTTTACCGTTTAATACGTATTTATGACCGTAAACCTCTTTTATCTCAGGTTTTACGTAGTTTGATAACTGTACTAAATGAATATTACTATTTTTTTCTTTACTCATTTATACTATAATTTTGTGGTGTTTGATCTGTTACAAATAGTTTGCCTCTATAAGCTATTCTATTATTAGTTGTATCGGTTACATAATAACTTAAACTATCCCCCTCTGCATAACTATCTGTAAAAGTTAATTCTATTTGACCGTTGTTATTAGTGTAGCTTGTTAATGTATAAGTAAACGCTGTTAAGCTGTTGCTTTGTCTTGTGTTTTCGTTATATAGTGTTATTTGATAGTCAACACTAACAGTTTGTACGTATCTCGGTATAATATTAACCGACCTTGTTCCACTTGTTGCTATAACTCTCATATTAGTTAAACGTAAATATTAGTGATTTGTAATAAAAAAAAGGTATAATTAATAAAAACTATACCTTTAAACACTAAAAAATAACAAAAATTAAGGGTTAATTTGTGCGCCTTCTAATGCTATTAATGCTGTTACTGTCGCACTATCTAACGTAGGTGCTAAATCTACTTCGGTTGATGTTAACGTTAAAGTATATCCGTTAAAATCACCTTTAGCTCCACCGCTTTCTGTTTCTAAAGAAATAACTGTACCGTCGCTAATACCTTGTATTCTGTGCGAACCATCTCTATATTCATACACAGCTATCGGTCTTGCTTTCTTTAGTAAATTAATTTCATTTGCTGTTGCAGTTCCTTGTTTTTTTAATCTAATAGTCCCTGTTTGAGTAATAACGCTTGTGCCTGTGCTATCATCTGGCGCACCGCCACTTTCGTTAAATGTATTACCGTTATCTAACAGTTCATATTTATAACAAGCTGTAACACCAACATCAATTGCAGTTGCTTCACCTGCTGAAATCGTAAAAGCATCCTCTTGAAAGTCAATAAATCTTACTGCTTTCAATCCTCCTACTGCATCTCTACAAGGTTCTGTTCTTCCTGTTGTTAATACACAAGCCATATTTTTATAATTTAAAAAAGGGTAGGTAGTACAAAAGACCGCCTACCCTTATATAGTTAATTGAATCTTATCTTAGTTACCTGCGTTTGTAATACCGTAAGTAATAACGTCTGCTGGATTAGCACATACTACACCATCAGCCCACTTCATAACGATATTAACGTTATCAGAACCATCTAATGGCTGTTGATCTATAACATCTACTCTTTGAGCATCTCCTGCTTCACCGATTCCATACCATAAGTTATCAGCATAAGTAGCAAACATTACATTATCACTTAATCCTGAACAGTGTATCATTGGCACACCTTGAAAACTTAAATCTGCACGTCTTTCGTGAAAAGCGTCATAAGCACCTAATGCAGATTGCGCCGCTACGTATGCTTTATAAACGTTAGTTGGTACTCTAATTGCAAATGATTCTTGTGAGTATAATGCAGAATCCGCAGCGTCAACGATTAACTGTAATTGCGCAATAACGTTTGCACTTGTAATTGTAGTACCTGCAATTTCATATCCTGCTGGTTGTAATGGCTCATTAGTAAAAATTGTTTCAAATCCATCAAACTCGCCTGCTGTTGCATTAACACCTTTCCATATTACATTCTCTCTTGATTCTGCTACATTAGCACCTACTAAAGCAGTGATTGCTTGTGCAAAAGTAGTATCTAATCCTGACCAATAAGAAGAACCCATATTATCAAAAGTGCTTCTGTATTTAGATTTACATAATCTAAGATTAACTTCTGCACCTTCAACCTCTAATACACGCTCGTTACGTGTTACTGTTCCTACATCTGTGAAATCACAAGTTGCATCTGCTACAATACCACTAAGGTTTAAAGTAGGTAAATTCTGCTTGAATCTTACACCTGTTAATAATGAAACACCACCACCGTTAATAGAAGTAGGTGTTTTTAATACGTTGCTGAAAAACCTTTGCGCCGCTTCTCCAGCATAATTACTTGAAATTGTTTCTGTTGTTGGCATTTTCTAAAAATTTAATTATTACCAAAGGTTTTCTGCAAGGTTCTTAAATACTCTTTGCTTAATTCCTTCTTTTTTAAAGTTTACTTGTTCGTTTAATTTTACTTCTTGTTTAACCTCTGGAGAGATTGAAACATTTTCTTCCTCTACTTGATTAGCTAATTTAGCTTCAAGTTCTTTGATTTGTTCATCTTTAGCATTTGCATCTGCTTCAAACTGTGATTTCATTTCAGTTTTCATAGCTTCCATAATGTCGGCTTTAAATGCCTCGATGTCAAAATCTCTATCGTTGTTTTCTGGCGTTGCTTCTACAACCTCTTTAACAACTTCTTCTGGTTGAACTTCGATATTCTCAACCTCTTTAACTTCTTCAACTTCTTTATTTGAGTTCCAAAGTGCCTTAACGCCTTGTAGAACTTCCTCTACAATAGACTTTTTAGCTTCGTCGTTCATTTTACTATCTGATTTTAAATTAATTTCTTGTAAAGACAATAAAGCATCAATTGAGAAACCGTTAAAAGTTCCGTTAGTTGCTTTTTCGTATATTTCAGGTGACACTTTAGCCATTGTTACCCATGTTCCTTTTGGGTAATTCTTACCGTATAATGAAGATTTATCTTTTTGGCTATCTTCTACTTGCCATGATTCAACAAAACTAACTTCTTGTAATTTTGTTTCATGCTCTTCACTGCTGTTATTTTGAAATCCCTTTTTAATAAAGTCGTGCGCTAATTGTCCTATCGTTTGCTCATTAAAAGTTATATAGAACTCATTACCACCCATATTTCGGTATATTTTTTTATCAGGTATTAATACAGCACCTAACAATAAACGCCTTTTTTCATCTATTGCAGAAAATTCTAACTCTTGCTTTTGTTCGCTTAGTGCTATCCATTCATCCTGCATAGCTGGGTTTTCAACTAATGAAATACCATAAACACCTTGATCTTCTTTTTCTGAATATACAGCCTCATATACTTTCATATTTGTTAAACGAAATATTTTAATATCCGTTATAAATTCAACTAAAAAATTTGTATTTTAGTTAAATGAGAAAAGATTATTACCCTATAAAAGGCTATGAAGGTTATTATATTATAAACAAAAAAGGGTGCATTAGGTCTGTTGATAGAACCATTATAAGAAAAGGAAATGTAAATGTAAATTATAAAGAAAAAATAATATTTCCATCTATTAAAAAATGTAGTGGTAGAGAATATTTATTTATACAACTATCAAAACACAATATTTCTAAGTCTTATAATATACATACATTAATGGCTATGACGTTTTTAGGATATGAACCTAAAAATAATACTAAGGAATTAATTGTTGACCACATAAACAATATTTCTACAGATAACAGGTTAAAAAACTTACAACTTATAACACAAAAAGAAAACCTTACAAAAGATAGGATTGAGCCAATTAAACACACTCACATTAAAAAATATCTATGGTCATTTGCGCACTATAACAACAAAACTAAAAAATGGTTTTGCAGATACCCTAAAATAGATGGCTCGTACACTACTAAAACTTGTAGAAGTCAACTTCACGCATATTTATTTTACAAAAGTTTACATTATTTAAAGTAATTATTTTTTTATATTGATTATTTAGTTATATTTATAACCTCTACACGAATAGAGTGATTTTCTCATAATGATTGATTTAGTTTAGTTCAAAGCCCACTTTTATTAGTGGGTTTTGTTTTTTAATAAAAAAGTATTATATTAGAGGCATGGCAAAGAAGCCATCGAAAAAAATACAGTAATATGTTACGATTAGATTAAGCCCGTCACCCGTTGACGGGTTTTTTATTATCCAATGCTTGCTGTTTCTACTATATTTCTATCTAACTCTTGTTGTGTAGTTACATTAGAACCTACTACAAAAGCCTGTATAGGCTGTTGATCTTGTTGTAAGCCCTCTATGATTTGGTTTGCTCCACTTGTGCCTACTACGTTAAAAGATGGCACGTTTGCAGTTACGTTACCTGATGCGTTATTTAATGATGGTGTTATAGCACCACTTGAATCTGATTTAAGTATGTTAGCAACGTTTGCAAAGCCTGCTATACCAACCGCCGCCGCATTAGCAAATCTTAACGACTGAGATGGTGTAAAATCTGTTGTTTCTGCTAACGCTTTGTTAATACCTTGATATGTAGATATAACAGCTTGTGCAATAGCGATTGCTTTTGCTCCTGCACTGCCTTGCTCTGCCAAACCGCTTAACGCACTTAATAAATTACTAGCGACTTGCAAGCGTGTTTTTGCGTTAACTGCATCTAATACCGCTTGTTTATCTGCAAATTTTTGATTTATTTTTAGGACTTCTTCACCTACTATTTCTGCTTCTTGTATTTGTGCTAATCCTGTTGGAGATAATTCATTTACTGTAGATACTTGACCTCGTTGCACGCCGTCACCTTGATCTGCTAAATCAAACCCAGCTAAACGGTTACGACTTGCTATTATACCAGCTTCTAAGGTTTGCACGTTTTGAAGTGCTTGATCTATATCTTCCTGTGTTCCAAATACACTTTCTATTAATGAACTTGTGCCGCTTGTAGCTGTCCCTGCAAAATCTGTATCTAAACCTAAAAACCCTGATACTTTATCTAATGCAGTACCTAATGCAATAATACTTGATTGAAATACACGTGTAATTTGTTGCAAAGATGACCCACCAGCTTTTTGTAATTGTTGTAAGGATAATAAACGCTCTTTTGCAAGTTTAAGTTCTTCTTCACGTTGAGCAATAACCTCTTTTAATTGTTGGCGTTTTATATCTCTTATTTCCTTTTCACTTTTACCTTGTAGCTTTAGAATGTTATCTTGTTTATCTAATAGGTCTAATTGGCGTTGTGATTCATCCGCTAATTCTGTTTGTAAATCTAATGTTTCTTCAAGTTCGCTATTTGCTCCTGTTATAAAGCCTACAATATCATCCCAATATGCTACTACTGCACCCAAAGCCACAACAAAAGCACCGATTCCTGTAGCGATTAAGGCAGTACGTGTTGCTTTTAAACTAAAGTTAAAAAGTTTAGAAGCTTCGTAAGCATCTCTTAAACGTGTAGCAAGACCACCTGTTAAACTATCTAATATGGCAATAGCACCACCATTAGAGGCAACGTCATCTACAGATTTACTTGCTTTATCTGCTGATTGATCTACTTTTTTAAATTGCTTATCAACCTGCTTTAAATCGTTTTCGAGCTGGTTTAAATCACCATCTTGAACTTTTATATTAATTACTTTAGTTACCATTTCGCTGTCTTTGTTTCCAAGCCTCTTTGAACTTAGTTGTTAATTCATACTTTCCTTTAGCAATATTTATGCGCTCTGACTTATTAAAAAAGTCATCTACTGCTAACATACTATTTATTAATTCTATCATCTTTCTTCTAAAACAAAATCACTATCTAATTCTAAGGTTAAATCCTGTAGCGTCTGCGGTTATTTATGCAACAGCACTTTGTATTATTGTTATACTTGGCTGTTTTGCATTGCTTATATTTGCTATTTTTTGAACTCTTAAATTATTGGTTAAATTTTCACTTACACTAAAATTGACATTTGTTATAGGGCTTGTTGTTCTTGTTGTTGTTAATGTTATAAAGTTATCAGTACCTACTAACACTTCTTTTAATACGTCATTATTATTATTGCCTACATAATTAACACTATAATTATTAGCCTCTGCTGGCACTAACAAAAATTGATCTGGGAAATATTCCGTATTTAATGTATCAGTAGCTAAAGGCGCATCATAAATATCATTTATAAGCTCTAAATTATCCTCTCTATTAGTTAAGTTACTTGATATAGAATTGATAATATACCTCCTTCCTTTTATTATTAATCTGTCGTTTAACTGTAACTGATTTAAAAAGTAATCTGGAAACTTTGCTTTATATTTGTAAATACGCCTTTTAATGCTAAACATATCTTCAATATAATCTGACCAATAACGATTGTAAATTGTATCTTGCATAGCAATATACGTGTACTCATTTACCTCTCTGTTAAAGTTTAGATTAAAAGAATTTTGGTTTATGTTTATGCTTTTAGTTGGCATTATAACATTTCCATTAAGTTCTTCATAAACACCATCATTAACAAAGCCTATTGGGTTTGCGCTTACGTTTACAAAGTTTGCAAACATCATAAACATATCTCCTGTTAATGGGTCTAAGTCGCTGTTAATGTATGGGCAATACTGAATATTAGTTAAGCTGTTTGTTCCTTGATCTGCTAATCTTTCAAAAATAGGATTTTCAAATATTGCCTCTATGTTTAGTGTTTCACCATCAACATCATCTAAAGGGTTATTACCATCGCTTAATCTAAATTCTAAATCTCCGTAACCTTGATTATTAGTGCGCTTGTATTCCTCCGCAAGTATTTGTTCGCTCTCTTGAAATTTAAAATTTATCTCTCTAAATATTTTACCTCTTGATATGCTTTTACTTTCTAAGTTTATAAATTTAGTTACATCATATATTTGACCTGAAGTGTACCAGTCTTGCAATGATTCAATATATATTTGTTCATTAGATGCGGTTGCAACTAAATTAAATATCTTAAAAATGTTAGTTAAAAAATCATACGTTTTTATATCGGGCAATAATGCTGTTACAGTTTGGTCAAATAGTACATTTTGAGATGTTAAAACATTAGTAAAAATGTTTTGTTCTATCATTACGTTAGGGTTACTATAACTTAATACATCAAATTGTGTGGTTAAGTTAAAAGTAAACGCTTCATCTGTTATTATTTCAGTTTCTACTAAATAAGGAGATGAATAAGGCGTGTTATAGTTATTGTTACCTACTTGCCTACTACCAGCATAAGCTGTTGGCTCTTCGAATATTGTAAGACCACTTAATCTTTGCCTAACTCTAAAGGGTACTGATTCAAAACCAGATTGAGGAACAACAGTTGACAAATACCTACATCCAACTACATTAAATCCGTTAGGCGTAAACTGACCACTTTGCTGATCGACAATAACACTACCTTCTGTTACTTCGGTGTTGTTTCTACTTAGATTAACGTAAATGCTTTTAAATATATCGCTATCAAAAAATGGGCTTGTAAAGTTTAACCCATACTTATCATTTATAGCATCAATAATTAACTTTAACTTTACTGCTGGTCTTAACTCTGTTGAATCTACACCATCGTTATTAGATGCATCATAAGCAATATTAACAGCGTTTTCGGTGTTGTTGGCTGTTGTTAAAGTGCTATTATAGAAATACTGCCTATTATAGCTAATTAATGGAAATATAACCGCTTGTGGCTCTCCGTTTAAAGTTAAGCCTTGCGTTAGTCCGTTTTTTACAATTAAACCGCTATACGTGTATTCAAAATCATCTAAAAAGTCTAATGACTGTAAATTATCATCACCTATTAAATCTTTAATGCGTATGACATCACCAAAGAAAGTTAATTTATATGTTTTGGGCTGGTTGTTTTCTACTTCTGCACCGTCAAGCCTTACCTTGCCTATTTTAAAATCTAATGTATTTAATCTTATTACAGCTTTTACCCTTGTACGTGCATCAAACCCATTATCTATATCAGCATTAAACCAATTTTTTAATATACGGTTGTTAGTTCGTGATGCAGGTATGTTAAAAGTCTGCGAATAGTCTGTAAATATTTTAGATATATCTTTTAAATCCTGTGTAACCTGTGTTACATTTATTGATTCATCATCAAATAAATCTAATCTATTACCTTGTATGTAAAGTTCAACAGCCATTAAACATTATTTATAGTGTTGTAAGCGTATTCAAATTCTATTTGATACTCTACTAAACTATCGTTAATTCTTGTTTTGTAAGTTAAATTGCTTGTCGTTGGTCTTACAGGTATAAAATCTCTACCCTCTAAAAACCAAACATACTCGCTTAATAACATTTCTTTATATAGTTCGTTTTCTTCATCTCTAATATAACCGCTATTGCATACTATCTTTTCATTTCCCATTAGGTTAATAGATTGTATTTGGTGCTTTTCCGTATCGTATGTACCTGCTGTTACATAGTTATTTATAAACTTGCTTTTTTTAACGTTAAGTGTTTCTATTGACTTTTTAAACATTGTTAAGCAATCATAGAACCCATCTTTATTTTTAAAGAATACTACTTTAGGCGTGTATCTACATTCATCTGTTATATCGTATCTAATAACATCTGTACCACCTGCTGTTTTAGTTAGTGTTACCTCTACATATTTATCATTTGCTCCAGCTTGTGCGGTGTTAATTTGAACATATAAAACATATTCTGTAGATAAATTAGATGTTGAAGGCACAAAATTATTTGTTGTTCCGCTTGGTTGAGATGACACGCTAACAAAGTTATAAGTGCCATTATTAATTATAGGCAGTAAAATATATTGGTTATCGCTTACCGTTCTACGTGTTGCGCTTGTTAAATAAGAGTTAGGCAAAGCCTTATTAACTCCATCTAAATATTCACTATATCCATCTACTGAAGCATAAAAGCCTTCTATTTCTGTTACAGAGCTACTTGAATCGTTATAAGTTGCTGTGTATTGAACCCATTTAACCTCGTCTGTATAGCTTGCGTTTAAGTAAGCAAAATTAGAACCACCTAACTGTATTTTTGATTCTAAATAGTTTCTAAGTGTTGCGCTTATATTTGTGTTAAATTCTGCAAAATCTACAGTAGGGCGTGTAACGGTTATTGTCTGTGTGTTTGATGCAGGCACACTTGTTGCATCCCCATCCCATATTTTCAACGCTACGGTTACTCCTGTTGTAGTAGAACTATAAAAAGGCGTGTTAATGTAGTATGGTGATCGTGCTAATGAAGATGTTACTGCTGTTACGTCAAAAGGTGCAGAATAGTTGTTATAAGTTACGTTGTAATCTACTCCTTGTATCAAATCAGCACCATCATCATCTGTGCAATTAACGACTGCAAAAGTTTCCGTAGATGTTTCTGATTGTATCAATAAATCGTTAACCGTTCTTGTAGTTACATATCCTGTTGGCTCGTCTAAATCGTATGCACTTTTAAAATTTATAGCACTACGCTCCCCTAAATTACCTGTTGCGGTACCTGTACTTACTTCAAAGTTAGTTGTTCGTGGATTCTTCCAAGTCCAAGTATTAGACGTTGGTACATTATTATCAACCACTGTAAGAGATAGCGTAAAATCTTCGTCAAAATCTCTTAAAAACTCTATTGTAACTTCGCTGAATGTTGGCATAATTTAATCTTTTAATACAAATTCCATAAAATCTTCTACATCTAATCCGTAGGCATCTATTATTTCTTCTGGTAACGTTTTAAAATATTTTTCAAATGGCTTGCTGTAAAACTCCGTTGGCTTAATACCTTTTCTATACACAATGTTTTGAACCCTAAACGCATCACTTGTAAGGTTGCGACTTCTAAATCTGCCTGACTTTCTTTTTAGCCACGTGCGTAAGAACTTAACAGGCGGTTTTTTATCTGTATATCTATACCCTGCTAAACTTCTACCGCTTTCTGTACCTCTAACACCCTTATCAATAAAATCACCGTAATCTTCCATTAAAAAAGATGCGGTTATACTGTTTTTATTTTCTGTTACATCGTAGTTTAGTGACTTGCTTAACGCTCCACTTGCTTTATTATATTTTAAATTTTGCCTACTCTCAGCAATAACAGCTTTAAAAAACTTGTCAAACTCTGCCTCTACGTTTATACTCTTAATACCTGCCATTAGCAAATGCTTGTAAAGTTATCTGGTATATCTATTAAAAACGATTGCTCCCATCCATCAAGACCATTACCATACGCCCACGTTAATTTTTCTGCTGGCGTTACTGTTAAAATAGATATATTATTTCCTAAATGATCTTTTACTAATTTGTTTCTAGCAGTAGACAAAATAGAAAAACAATCATTCCAATTATCATGGCGGTTATCGTTGTGCCAAAATCTGTCTTTAATATCTTTTTTGTTAACATCTCTAACAGTTAATACTTGTATAGTAACATTAAATTGTATTGTACTTGTGTTATTTAATCCTGTAAATGGTGAATCTGTTATATCAATATGAACTAAAGGAAATACATCTTGCTTCCACTCTTCATGATCTCCAGTAACCACTTGACTAACCCTCTCATCTTCTTCAAAGGTTGTTTTTAAGTGGTTCAGTAACTCGTAGTATGTGTTCATTTTCTTTTCTTTATTAATTCACTCTCTAATCTTTGCTTATCTGATTCAAATGCTAAAAACATTAATGCTTTATGTACTTCTAATTTAGTGACATCTTCAAACCTAAAAATATCTCCTTTAGCGATGCCATAGATTGATTGATACCAGCCCCACTTTTTGCCAAAGTTTTGTACTTCGGATTTGCTACCACTTCCTGCTCTATAAAGTTCGGGATAGTATTCAATAAGTCTTGCATTAAATTGGTTAAAAAAAAATACGCTCCTAAAACTTTATCCATTGTTAAATCTAAAGGCTTTTCATCGCTTTTATACTTTTCTATGGTGTATCTATCTCCTAATACTTGTGTAACTGGTCTAAACAAGATTGCCATAGCTTTGTGCATCTTTTGCCAGTCTTTAAAATATTCGTCAAGATCAGCAACTTCGCCAACGGTCATTTTATCCATGTTTGGGATAAATCCGTATTTTTGATTATTAAATTTAAAAACCCTTTTAAACTCTACCTTTTCTGCATCTATTTTAATTATGTTGTTTATAACCTCTAAACATTCGTTAAATGACTGTTTAGTCATATTATTAACAATGTTATCAGGTATATCACAAAACACTGCCACAGCACGCTTATTTATCGTGTTAATATCTGTTTCAGGGTCTAACTTCTCAGTAACTCTTAAAAACTTTTGATACTGCGACAATTTAATATCTTCTAATGATTCAGGAATTTTAACTTTTACTTCCATATTTGTTAAACGTTTTTTAGTGTTTTTTGTTAGTCTATCTTATGTCGTATTTATTTCTATTTGGTTTACCTAAGTGATAAAACACATTGTATCTTATAGCGTCAATAGCGTGATTAAATTCATCAACGTAAAGTTTAGATCCTTTATCTGCATACACATAATTATTTAACTCTTTCGCTATGTTAATACTATTTGGCTCTACTATTATCTCATAGTCTTGCATCATAGACACACCAGCATTAATACTCCCCTGCCCTTTTTCTGTTGGCTTAATGTTTAACCCTTGTGATTTTATTTCATCTATTAATCGAGGCTCTGCACTATCAGCGATTATAAGGTGTTTATTAGCGTAAAATTTATTTATAGTAGATATTTGCGTAGTGCTTAATTTTGTTTTGTATAAACACTCTTTAACATAAAGTTTACGTTTCTTTTTATCTATTGCTACCTCTATTAGTGTTGTCGGGTCTATACTAAAACCGAAATCTTGCCCGAATGATGTTTGTAGTTTATCAGGGTTAAATTCTCCATACTTCCAATTATCAAATACAACACCTTCTGCTTTATCTAACCACCCACCTAATATTACATGCTTATATTTTTTCGGGCTGTCTATTTTTATTCTATCAACCTCGTCTAAAAATGATTGATCTAAATTCTCTTCGTTATCTTTGTATGTAGTGTGTATGTAAGTAACGTTACCCTTTTGCCCTGTAAAACCTTCTTCTACCCCTGCATTTTGAAAGAATCTTTTATATATCCAATGTTCTTTAGTGGCTGGGTTCATTATCAATATAACTCTATTCTGAACGCCCTTTTGCCTTATAGATAGATTTATTTTATCAAATGTTGATTCATCTGTTAACTCTTCTGCCTCATCTAAAACCCATGTTGTAACGCCTTGTAATGATTTTAACGATGCGGTTTGATCTCCTGATGAAGTTTTAAGCCCTTTAAATATTATTTCGCTACCACTACCTACATTTAATATCTCACTCCTTTTTATATCAAAAGCCCCGTTTAAATCTAATAGGTCTATTTTCTCCTGAAACTCAGGAACAATAGAAAGGTTTGCAGAGGTCATTGTTTGCCTAGTGTAAAGTATTTTGTGGTTTTTAACAAAAGATAATAAAGTTGTAAATCTCCCTATTTCAAAAGATTTACCAGAACCACGCCCACCTGTAATTATAAAAAAACGTGTATCATTAGATAGGTTATTCCATACAGGCTTATGTTTTGGTATTTTTGGCACTATAAAT